TTACGATAATTATAGCACTGGAAAAGAGGGGATAAGGGGAAGTCTAATGAAAGAGAAAAAGTAAAATGCCCCAAATGTAATGTAGAAGCACTGGATGGAAACTTCTGTGAACATTGTGGGGCGAAATTAAAAGAAGAATGTGATTGTTGGGTATTAAAGAAAGAATATAATTGTGGTTTAGCTGAATGTAAAGGTCATCAATTCTTCATTGAACGGTTCAAGAGAAAAAGTTTTTCTTAATACGTTTAGATATAACTGATACAGAGGAAATACAGATGAAAGAAATTAAAGAACTAATTAAAAACAGACTAAAAGAGGTATTAACAGTCCCATATAAAGATGATGTAGATGAACAATTGCGTTCACATGCAGTAAAAACATATATCAGCTCAATCATTATGATAGATGACTATATGAAAGAAGAGCAAACCAATAAATGATTTGCTCAACAAGCTTTAATCTAAATCGTTAAGAGAATGGTAAATACATTTAGATATAGCTTTTTCAAGAATTTTTTTTAATTCAGTTTCTGCATTAGCTGTTTGGCCGTTAGCAACGTATCTAACAAAACTATTCATTTCATAAGAAATACTAAGTTGTCTGATTGCTTTAGAGCAGCTAGCATTAATTTCATTTTCACTAATATTCATAAACACCCCTCCTTTCAAGACCATTATAGCACTGAGAAAGGAGGCATGGAGGAAATACAAATGAAAGAATTTACAGGAAAAATAGAAATCAATATAAATCCTAAACTAAAGGAACATATGAAAAATATTGGGGATAAAAGGCAGAATTTGTTAGATGCTATTGAAGCAGCAAGAGGTGATGGATATAACGTAGTGATAGATAGGAACGCATTAGAGCATGACAATAGATTATCTGTTGATGAGGCTGTAAATAATTTAGCAAAAACATTTATTCAAATGAAAAGCATTATGGACAGAGTAGTAATTGAAGATGCTTGGTATACGAAAGCATTTTGGGATGAAGTAGAAAATGCCCTTATTACAATGGCTGTAATAAAGGCATTTGGAATTGGTAAAAAATCTGAACGTTATTTAGGTGTTGTTAAGAAAGTAGTAAGAGAACAAGAGGGGATCTAAATGAATAAAGAAGAAGAGTGGCATTTAATTATAAAAGAAATACATAGGCAAGCAATGATAAGTTACACCATAAGCTGGATTGCTGTAGGAATATCTAGTTTAGCATTAATAATAGCAATAATTAAAATACTTCAGAAATTTTCAATAATTTAAAAGAACTTAAATAATATTGAGATAACTATTGAAATAATAGCGAGAATAATTGCCACCACACTTAAAGTGTTAGCTATTTTAGATGATTTTAAGCTTTGATTAGCAATGTCTAAGCTTTTATTACGACTATCTTTTTCATCAAGTGCTTATTGAATCTCAAAGAGTCTATTCTCACCGGGGATTGTCAACTCAAACTCTTCATCAGGTTCAAATTCATATGGAGCATAAAAGTCATCAGGAATTGTTTTTAATTGTAAGTAAAATTTTTGGTTCGGGGGAGAAATTATGTTGTCGCCTAAAAGATTAAGGCCAGTTGGATTATTTACACGCATTTCAGGTTTATCTAAGAGATACTTCATTATAGTTGCTGAGTTAAGGCCATCGATAACAGCACATAAATCATTAAATGATTTTTTACCGTTAGCGATAGAGAGCAAGATATCATTAAGTTCTTTGTCATTTAGATTAAAAGCAGTAGCTTTATAGGCTTTAATTTCTGAAATGTAATCATCGTATTCTTGCCTAAGTTGTAATTGTGATTCATAAAAAGATGTCATTACAGGTGGATACATTGATTTACGAAGGGGTTCATTAAGTTTATGTATAGCTTTTAAATGATTTGATGAATTTTTTGTCACGATAAGCACCTTCTTTCAAGGTGATTATACCAATTCTGAAAGAAAGATGAAATATAGAAAGGGTCGTTTATGTTAACAATTCAATTAGAAGGTCCTATGAAGAAAATGACTGGAGATAAATTCATGTTCGCTTATGAGAAAGCATCTAATGCTAAACGAGAATTAGAGCATGCACTTATAGAGTTAGAAGAACTAGGAATTAAAGTTGATGTAGTTTATTTATCTGAAAAATAAGACGGATTAGAAGGAGTAGTAAAAATGGAAAGTGTTCAACCAAAGTATGTTCCTATTAGCACACTAGCTAAGATATGGGGACGGAGCAAGATGTACATTTATAGGCGGATTGATATGATCCGCAATGAAGGCAAGTTTGACCAAATATGCATGCAGTTGGGGCCACAGCAAACTTTAGTCAATGTAGACAAGTTTGAAGCATGGATGAAAGGGCAGCATATGAAGTGGCTAAAGGGGGCATAGAAGATGAACATTATAAACCTAATTACAACCGTGCAATGGTGCTTGGGAATATTGGGATTAGGACTATATGGAGGAATTGAGCAAGCAGAAGGCTGGCAAATACTAATCAATATAGTTTTAACAATAACAACTGGCATCACAATTTGGATGTTAGGCAGAGTTAAGGAGGTGATAAAACATGAAAGACAAAAAAGAAAAAGCACTAGATCTACTAAAAACATATTTAATGTTTGATGATGAAGAAATGCAAGTTTTAAAGGAACGAATTACATCAATTAGTGTAAGCAATAAAAGCGCAAGTTTAGATTTTACTATTCTTGCTAATGGATGCGCTATTTTTATTAAGCGAAAAACAGGGGAATATGTATTACGCATAACAGGTAAGGGCCCAATTAAAGAAAACAAAGTATATCTTGCATTAAGGGCAAGAGAAATACTGCTTGATGCGGTGACATGTAATGAGTAAACACTGCAGCATATGTGATGAGTGCAATAAAAAAAGCCATGCCTACATACACTGTAGACAGGCCAAAGGGATTATATGTATGGAACATTGCGATGCATGCCGATATTTAGAGATTGAACAAGGTGACATGCATTGCAATTATCCTAGGCAAAAAGAAAAGGCCACTAATTAAAGTAGCCTAATCAAGCACGTAATTACGTACCAAACCTAACGTAATTATATCACACATGGGCATGAAAGACTAGAGAAAAGCTTATTTCAAGGCTTTTCTTATTAACTAGATATAACATATTAACAAATCGACCATGGGGAGTAATTACGATGAGGAAGCGTAAGAAGGTCATATCTAAAAATATGATAGAGGTACTTGATCATCACACATCAAGAACCTATAGAAAGAATGGCAAGCGTGTAAAAAAGAAAAGCATCACACCAGAAGCACAGAAAAAGCAAAATGAAAAACAAGCAGAAGCAATGCTGCGTATGTTGATTGATAATAACTTCACTACAAATGATTGTTACATCACACTCACATATAAGGAACAACCAGCTACATGGGAAGATGCAAAGAAAGATATTCAGAATTTTACAAGAAGACTAAACCGCAGATATAAAAAATTGGGTAAAGAATTAAAGTACATCTATATTGCAGAGGGGAAAACAAGAATCCACTTTCACATGATCATCAACAATGCAGAACTATATTCAGATGAACTGAATGAACTTTGGCCACATGGCATGCATAAGTTGATGCTATATCAAGGAAGAGCAGAAGATGCAGTGAGATTAGCAAGTTACTTTGTGAAAGAGAAAAGGAGTGCTTGCTACTCAGAAAAAGAAGATGCATTTAAACGTAGATGGAATAGTAGTAAGAATTTAGAAAAACCTAAAGTAAAAACAGAGATTTTAAAGCCGAGCGAATGGAGAGATTATATCCAACCGCCAAAAGGCTATTACGTAGAAACAGATAGTGTAGTTGAGTCTGTATCAGAAGAAGGATATCCTTATAGATTTTATAGATTGATAAGAATTGAGGAGGTTAAACATGGAACTACTAGGAATAGGCATTGTGATAGGGGCAATGCTAGGAGTATCAATAATGTCATTATGCGTAATTAGTAAAGAATGTGAAAAATGGGAGGAAGAAATAAATGATAAACGTAAATGAGGTATTTTTAAGCGGTAATGTAGTAGCAGATGCAGAACTACGTTATACAAAAACAGGGAAGCCAGTACTCACATTCAGACTAGCTACCAATAAATATGTGAATGAGCAACAGAGTACACAATATCACAACATTGTATGTTGGGTTGATGCGGAACTTTACAGTGGGTTACGTAAAGGTGATTTTGTAGCAGTAAATGGCGAATTAAGAACTAGATCCTACGAAAAAGACGGAAGTAAAAGATACATCACAGAGATTGTAGTCAAAAATCTTACATATGGCCTTAAACAAAATGAAAGCGGAGCAAGTAATTTTGAAAATGGATTTGTAGATGATGATGAAAATATTCCATTCTAGGAGAGAATATGCGAAGAGGTAGACCAAGAAAAATATGTAGTCATTCATTTGGACCAGCAAAAAGCGGTGCATTATGGGTGAAATCATCTTGCCCTAAGGGAAAAACATCAATAAAAGTATTCAAAGGTAAAACTGCAGGTACATTACATTGGCTAAAGAAAGAAGAATGTGAAGACTGTCCTGCATATGCTCCAACAAAGATTTATAGAACATAAAAATATGTGCTGAATTGATGCGGTGAGTAAATAAAATGATTAGGTCATATAAGAAGTATTACCTAATAGTAGGGAGCAAAGTTATGAACCATGTAACAACACTATTCAATAGTAATGAGTTTGGGGAACTTAGAACAATCATTATTGAAGATGAAGTGTACTTTGTGGCCAAGAGCGTAGCAACTGCACTTGGCTATAAAGATACTGCAGATGCAATTAGAAAACATATTGATGAAGAAGATAAGCTGCGTTGGCAAATTGCCGACACAGGTCAAAATAGAGAGACATATTTAATCAATGAGTCTGGACTATATTCCTTGATATTGAAATCAAAGATGCCAAGTGCGAAGAAATTTAAACGTTGGGTAACTAGCGAAGTACTTCCACAAATTAGGAAAACAGGTAGCTATGATCTACATATACCAAAGACACTACCAGAAGCATTGAGATTGTATGCAGATGAAGTAGAAGCACATAACCAATCAAAGGCAATTATTGAGCAACAGAAACAACAAATAGCGGAATATGAGCCAAAGGTTGACTACGTAGATAAAATTCTAAGCTCACAAAATGCAATAACTGTAACACAGATTGCTTATGACTATGGATTAAGTGCGATTGCATTAAATAAGATACTCCATGAAGCACATATTCAACGTAGCGTAAATGGGCAATGGATTCTGTACAGTGATCTAATGCATAAGGGGTACACAAAGACTAAGACACATACATATATGACTACTGATGGGAGATTAGAGTGCAAAGTATCAACACGATGGACACAAAAAGGCAGACTGATGATACATGAACTCCTAAAGAAACGTGGTATTAATGCCATATGTGAGGAGGTAGCATGAAGCCATTAGTATATAAAGGTCTAAGAAAGAACTTGAATAGGTCAGAATGGGTAAGCAGTGATGAAATAAAGCAAAGCTACTCACAAATAAGATTACTAGCAGTAGAAAATGATACATATGCATGGGTACCAATTGAGGACGGAACACTATGCAGAGGAAGCGAAGCAAAAGACACGCTAGGGAAAAGAATATACGAAAAGGACCATATAGAGTTTGATTGTAAATCAGTACAAGAGACTCCATTGGTAGCGGAAGTATATTACAGTACAGATAAATTTCAATGGCGATGCAAAGCAATCAATCATCAACAATCTGATGCGGTACTAGATTTTGATTTAGCATTTGTTATGAATAACGGAAATGCAAAAGTAATAGGAAATAAATTAGAGGGGTATGAGCATGAATGATAGATGCAGGAATGTATGCAAAGCACATGATCATATTATAAAGTGCCGAACAAAAGAAGCAAAAAAGGTATTTATACCATACTGGGGCTATGTGGTTACTCCCTCAGAAGAGCTACTAAAAGCAAGAATAAGAAAATGCATATATAAGCTAAATAAAGTAAGCAAAGTATTAGACCAATGGGCGAGGAGTTATTATGAAAACACCATGCAGGGGTTGCCAATTCAGAGAGGTAGGGTGTCACAGTAAATGTGAAAGCTACATACAATGGAGAGCAAAGCTAGATGAATATAACGAGCAGAAGAATATACAGGGAGATACCTATAAATATGTTGGGGATAACGTAAGAACCATTAGGCACAGGATGAGAAAGCTAAAAGGGTATAGCTGCACTGTAAGAGATTAAGGAGCAAACATGCAAAGAAAATGTCATAGATGTGATAGGTTATTCACACCAGATAGTCATAACACATGGTGTCCAAACTGTAGAGAAGGCAAACCAGTAGAGCCTAGAAAGACAAAGGAACAAATAGAGCAAGAACGTGAAGCAAGATTAGAGAAAGCATTTAAATACACAAGATACTGTGTACAGTGCGGGAAGAAATTTCACACTAACAAACGAAATAAAGTACTCTGTGGGGATTGGGTGTGCGAAGATAAACAACGGAAAGGGAAATGAAGATGAGAATACTAAGCATTGGATTTGGTGATAAAAAGAAAGTAAAGTATGAGAAAGTAAATAATGCTGGTATTACTGAAACATATCAATTGGTCACAAAAGATGATTTTAGGCCAGAAATATTAGAAGCGTATGTTAAAGCAAGAATATTAGTAAATGAGGCATTTAAGGTATTCAAATTATTTAAACAAGAATGGATGAAAATTAAATCTATTAGCTTCAAATGGCATAAGGAGATGCCAAAGGTAATTACAGAAGCAAAGTATGTACTTATAATCACAAATAAGTATGGAGATGAATGTACACTTAGTACATCGTGGTTAAGTGTAATAGATGAAGCACCAGAAAAGCTTATTCCATTAGTAAAAGAAATTGAAATGTTTGTACAAGGAGCACGAGCGCAGGGGACACTATGGGAAGAAGAATTAGAAGATGATGCGGTTGAGGGTGAAACATTTCATATCAATGATCTAGTACAAGAAGGGGAAGAGAATGATTAAAGACCAATTAATATATGTAGCGCATCCATTTGGCGGAAATAAAGCCAATAAGTATTCAATTGATACAATCATGGAAAACCTAGTAATGCTAGATAAAAACAATACATATCTATCACCTCTTCATAATTTCAGCATGTTGTACTTTGATAAACCGTATTCAAAAGGATTAAAAATATGCTTGGACATGTTAAATAGATGTGATGCATTAGTATTATGTGGTGACTGGGAAACATCTAAAGGATGTATTGGGGAATGGTCATTTGCAATAGCTAAAGGGATGCCAATATATACATGGAAAGAATGGACCGATAGATTAAAGGAACAGGGAGATAAAAGCCGATGACAGGAAGGGAATATTTAAATCAGATACGTGATACTGATTTGAATATTAGATGTAAGGAGAGAGAAATATTTAGAATAAGACAAGATATTATGAGTTTACAAGCCATTGATTATAGTAAGGATAAAGTGAGTGGAGGGCAACCAATTACTATTGCAGATAAAGTAGCGAATCTTGATGCGGTTACAGATGAGATTATGAAAGAATGGAGTACATACCTACAAGAGAGAGAACGAGCAAGGTTTATGATCAATCAAATTCGCAGTACAAAACAAAGGACGGTATTAGTTGATAGGTACATTAATGGATGTACATGGGAAAAGGTAGCAGAACTAATAGATTGTTCAAGGCAGAATGTTCATAACTTGCATAAAAGAGCAATTAAAAATTTTGAGGAAATTTATAAAAAGGTTGCTATTATTTGACACTCAATATATGAGATACTGTATGTGGGCATGAACGGGTTGAACACGTCAAGCCTCCTTAAAAAACTACATACCTAAAGAGGACTTCATCATATCAAGGCCGCATAACACGATATGATGCGGTCCTTTTTAGTTTATGGGAGGAATTATGAAGCACAAAAGAATTACATCAAAGAAAACAATTCAAGAAGTCAGATCTACACGATGTGAGATATGTGGACAACGGACAAACATAGAACCACATCATATTAATACACGTGGTAGTGGTGGTGGAGATATTAAGGAAAACTTAATACAACTCTGTACACAATGTCATATCAATACACACAGTGGACAATATCCAACTAAAGATGATTGCTTAAATAAAGTAGCAGAGCGTGAGGGTATTACATACGATGAAGCATATGCAATTAATCGTAGAGCAATGGGATATGATGTATAAAATGTGGTGGCCTAGAAAAAAAGGGGACATTTTAAAAAATGGCAAAAGACTATTCTAAAAATTTCTATAACTCATATAGATGGAGAAGATGTGCAAAAGCATATGCAGAATCAAAACTATATATATGTGAAAGATGCCATGGATTAAAAAGTATCAATAAGACAGATGGGACTAGACAGCGTTGGGTAGTGCATCATAAAAAACCACTAAACCCAAACAACATCACCAATGATGCGGTTGCGTATGGTTGGGATAATCTTATGTTCTTATGTATTGAATGTCATAATGCTATACATGCAGAGATAGATGCTATGACTACACCTAATGGATTGACGAGTGGTGCAAGCCTATTAGTTAGACCGACACGTGGAATGATATTCGATGAGCTTGGTGATTTAGTAGCCGTAAATGATAATGAATGTGATAATAATTGACTCCCCCCCATATTTTTATGGTGAAAATATTTTTTTCTACACCGGGGCAGCAGTTTCGTTTAAAACACAGGTCGCACATGTGAGGGGTGTGGTTAACAAAGGAGTGATTGGAGTTGACAAATGAAGAAAAAGAAAAAATAAAAAAGAAGAGGATTGCAGAATATAACAAGATTTTCAAGGAACTTCCACAAGAAAAGAAAAAGTTAATCAGAAAATCAATTGAGCAAGCTGTACACATGGAAATGCAGTTAGATGAGCTACAAATTCAGTTAGAAAAAGTTGGATTTGTGGAAGAATACTGCAATGGAAATAATCAATTTGGTAAAAAAGAATCGACTGAATCTAAGGCATATAACACGTTGATGAAAAATTATATTGCTATCATAAAAGTACTGTTGAGCGAGTTGCCACAGACTAAAAATGAAGATGATGATGAAGAATTTAAAAAATTTATTATGGAACGTGTTAGACGATGAACCCAATCAGAGAATACTATAACCAAATTATTGATGGTGAAATAGTTGTATCTGATCGTGTTCGTAGAGTATACAAGCATTTAGTCGATAAGTTAGAAAACCCTAGTCAATACATTTATGACAAAGACAGGGCAGAAGTTGCAATTGATTTCATTGAACTGTTCTGTAAACACTCTAAAGGTAAATGGGCTGGGAAGCCTGTAAAGCTTGAATTATGGCAAAAAGCCTTGATTGCAGCTCTTTTTGGGTTTGTAGATAAAGATACCAAAGTAAGAGAATACCAGGAACTAATTCTTATTGTGGCACGTAAAAACGGTAAGTCCACTCTAGCGGCCGCAATAGGCCTTTTTTTATTGGTTGCTGATGGTGAGATGGGTGCTGAAATATATAGCGCTGCCACGAAACGTGACCAAGCAAAAATTATATGGGATGAAGCAGCGAAAATGATTAAGAAATCAAAGTCGCTAAACAAGGTTTGTCATGTACGGGTCAATCGAATATTGTGCGATGTGAATGACGGTAAGTTTGTACCGTTATCATCAGAATCAAATAGCTTAGACGGGCTTAATGTACACGGAGCGCTTATTGATGAATTACATGCTATCAAGGACAAAAATCTGTATGATGTAATCGTTGATGGCATGAGCGCAAGGGAACAACCATTGACTATCATCACTAGTACAGCTGGTACTGTGCGTGAAAGTATATACGATATTAAGTATGATGAAGCATGCCAAATAGTAGATGGTTACGATGATGAACAGGGGTACCAAAATGAAAGGATATTACCAATCATTTATGAGTTAGACAGCCGAAAGGAATGGACTGCCCCTAATTGTTGGGCAAAGGCTAATCCGGGACTAGGAACTATTAAGAGTGCAAGCCAATTAGCTGAAAAGGTAAAAACCGCACAAAATAATCCTATCTATGTTACCAACCTTTTAACAAAAGACTTTAACATTCGTGAAACTTCATCGGAAGCATTCTTGACATTTGAACAACTTAACAATACGGCTACTTTTGATATAGCAGAGTTAAAGCCACGATATGGGATTGGTGGTATAGATTTATCGGGAACAACAGACCTAACATGTGCAACATTATTATTTATGGTGCCTAATGATCCTGTGAAATACGTTAAGCAAATGTACTGGATTCCAGAAGATTTGTTTGATAAACGAGTACAAGAAGATAAGGTGCCATATGATGTATGGTACAAGAGGGGCTTCGTACGAAAATCACCAGGCAACCGAATAGATTATCGGCTGATTGTTGAATGGTTCAAAGAAAGACAAATGGAAGATGATATCTATTTATATAAATGTGGGTATGACGGATGGAGTGCAGTATATTTTGTAGAAGATATGAAATCAGAATTTGGGCGTTCTGTAATGAACCCAGTCATTCAAGGCAAGAAAACATTGAGTGGCCCAATGAAAGCGTTAGGTGCAGAATTAGAAGCAAAATTAATCAACTATGATAACAATCCTATATTGAAATGGTGTATGGCTAACGTGGAAATAGATGTAGATCGTAATGGCAATATCCAACCAACGAAATCTATTCATGCAAAGAAAAGGATTGATGGTTTTGCATCAATGTTAGATGCATACGTTGAGTATGAACGAAACCAAGAGGATTACCACAATGTAATTTAGGAAAGGAGGTGAGAAGATGAACTATCGAAATATCTTTAATAAAATATTTGGATTTGGAAATACAGATAAAGCTAATCTAACTGGTGCAGAATTTCTAGATGGATATACTAATGTATTCACACCTTTTAGTGGCGTTCCGTATACAGATACAACCTTTCGAGATTGTACTGATACGATTGCTAGACATTTAGGGAAAATGAAGCTTAAACATATCAGACGAACAAGTGATGGTATGGTACAGGGGTCTTTATCAATTAACCACATATTGGGAACAAGACCAAATCCATTTATGACGGCAAGTGAATTTTTGGAAAAGGTAGTTGCACAATATTTCAATTACAATAACGCATTCATTTATGTAAAACGTGATGTAAATGGCGTGATTGAAGGCCTATATCCATTAGACTTTGGAAGTGTAGAAGTTAAAGTGGATAAGGATAGCAATTTATATGTTAAATTCCAATTTATTAATGGCAAAAGTATGACTGTACTGTATGATGCGGTTATTCATATTAAACGGCATTTTAACAGTCATCAGCTATTTGGTGAAGATAACTCAAGAGCATTAAAAGAGGACTTGGATTTATTGCATGCAGTAAAGGCCGCAATTATAAACTCTGTAAAAAATGGTAACTCTTTACGAGGGATTATCAATTTTGAGGGTACTGTTCGTGAAGATGACCAACAGGAACTATGGAAGAAATTTACTGATCGTTATGTATCAAATGCAAATGGTAGTGGGATTGCTACATTGGATAATAAAGCAACATTCCAACAGTTAACAACAACTATCAGTACCTTTAATAAAGGTCAAATGGATTTTGCAAGAGATATGGTGTATAAGCACTTTGGTTTAAATGAAAAGATTGTAAGTGGTAATTACACGGAAGATGAATATATAGCGTTTTATGAATCTGTATTAGAGCCAATTGCCATTAAGCTAACACAGGAATTTACAGAAAAACTGTTTACAAGCCGTGAAAAGGGACATGGAAATGAAGTAATAGTTGAAAGCAATAGATTATCTTATATGTCTGTAGCAAGTAGGATTAAAATTTGTCAAACGCTATTACCTACAGGGGCTGTTACAGTAAATGAAATCCGTGAAATCTTTGGCTATGAAGGTGTTGAAGGTGGAGATGAACGTCTTGTAAGTTTAAACTTCGCTAAGTATAAAGACCTTTCAGAATATCAAATAAACGCATCGAAAGGAGGTGATACAAATGAGGAAGAACCGAAAAATGGAACACCGAATGATGACGGTGCAAGCGATACAGAATGATACTGATGATATTCAAACACGAACAGTAGAAGGATATGCTGCAGTGTTTAACGAAGAAACACTAATTTGGAAATCTGATTATACTGGGTATGAATATCGTGAAGTAATTTTGCCAGGCGCATTTGATAATACTGATTTTAGTCAATGCGTATTAAATTACAATCATGGCGGTATGCTATTTGCTAGAACCGCTAGTGGAACATTACAGTTAACTGTTGATGAAAAAGGATTGAAATTGACAGGTGATGTAGCAGACACTTCGATTGGAAATGATGTGTATTCTTTAATTAAACGTGGTGATCTAAATAAAATGTCATTTGCATTTATTGTTAATGGTGAAGAAGAAGAGATTGACCGAGAAAATAAAGTATACACACGAAAAATTAAATCAGTAAAAGCGGTATATGATGTATCTATTGTAGATAACCCTGCTTATAAAGGCACATCGGTTAGTGCTAGAGCAAATGGAGACTATGAGAGATATGAAGATATCGAAAAAAGAAAACGGCTAACATTATTGGCCATGACATAATAAAGTATTAGACACGCAGTAAGCGTGTTTTTTTATTACCCAAAAGGAGAAATAATATGAATCGTTTGGAACAAATTAGACAACGTAGAGCAGAATTACGTGCAATGTTGGAAGATACTACACAAGTTAACTTGAATCTTGATGAAATTGAAACTGAGTTGCGTGCATTGGAAGCAGAAGAAACTGAACTAGAACGTAGAACAGCAATTTTGAATACTGTTCCTACCGCTACTACAGTGCCTGTACCTGTAGCAGAACAACGTGCACAAGGGGCAGAAGTATTCGATTCTGTAGAATACCGTAATGCATTCATGCAATATGTAATGAACAATACACCAATTCCTGCTGAATTACGTCAAAATGAAAACACATTAACTACAGATATTGGTGCGGTAATTCCACCTACAGTTTTGAACAAGATTGTTCAAAAAATGGAAAGTGTTGGTATGGTATTGCCATTAGTTACCAATACAAACTTTAAATCTGGTCTTGCAATTCCTACAAGCAATGTGATGCCTGTGGCCACTTGGGTTGCTGAAGGAACAGGTTCTGATCGTCAAAAAGCAACAACTGGTAACATCCAATTTGGTCACTTCAAACTACAATGCCGAGTATCTATTTCTTTAGAAACATCTGTAATGGCATTATCTGCGTTTGAAAATATGATTTCTAATAACGTATCCAAAGCAATGGTTAAAGCTATTGAGAATGCTATTATCAATGGTACTGGTAATGGTCAACCTACAGGCATTTTAAAGGATGCGACTGCTGGCGTGAAATTAGATGTTAAAGACTTTGACTATGCAACACTTGTAAAAGCAGAAGGCGAACTACCTGTTGAATATGAAGAAGGCTCTGTTTGGGTAATGACAAAGAAAACCTTTATGAACATTGAAGGTATGACAGATAAGAATGGTCAACCAATTGCACGTGTTAACTATGGCATGGGAGGGAAACCAGAACGCTCTATTCTTGGTCGTGGCGTATTGATTGTGCCTTATCTTAAAAACATTGATGCGGCTACAACAGGTGATATTGTAGCGTTCATTTATCGATTTGAAGATTATGCATTAAATACTAACTATCAAATTGGTGTAAAAACATATGAAGATAACGAAACAGATGATATTGTTCGTAAATCTACAATGATTTGTGACGGCAAGCCTGTCGATACAAATTCTTTGGTTAAATTAGCGAAGAAAGCATAGGTGTAATTTATGTTGACGGTAGAAGATGTAAAACTTTATTTACGAATTGATGAAGATATCACAGAAGATGATATGTTTATCGATGAATCTATCTCTGCTGCTGTCACGTATATTGAGCAAATGACTGGGAAACCATATATTGACGAGCCATTATACCGTAGAGCCGTTCAATATATGGTTGCTCATTGGTACGAAAATCGTGAGGCAACTTCCTCAAAAACATTTGTTCATGATTTACCATTCACGCTAGCTCCTATAATTCGTCATATTGCACTATCTAAAAATTATCCTAAAGAGGTGACAGAGAATGCTTAATATAGACGGAATCGGAAGATTAACGAAACGAATTGAAGTACTGGCGTATCAAGATATTGAAAGCAATGGAATTACTAAGCAAAAATTAGTAAGGCTAATTCCAAATAGAATTTGGGCACGTATTGAACCATTACGTGGTAGGCAATATCTGGAAATGTATAAAGAAAAAGTAGACGAATTATATAAGATTACAATCAGATATAGAAGTGGAATAACTGAGGGTGTGTTAATCAGATATAAGGATGTAGTCTATAAAGTTAAAACTGTAATTGATCCATATGAAGAGCATACAAAATTAGAATTGATGTGTCATATCTATAAACGAGGGAAATAATGGATATAAAAACTTTCATGGGGAGACTGGACTCGTACATTAAAGAGTATCCATTAGAGGCGGAAAAAGCTATGCGGAAAGAAGCTAACCGAATGAAAAAGGAATTAGTTAGCGCATCACCTATTGGTAAAGGTAGAAAACGCAAAATTTCCAAGAGCTGGAAAATGGCAATCAATGGTAATAGTAGCAGTACGCTAGAAGCAACCTTGCGAAATACATCACCTCATTTTCATTTAGTTGAACGTGGGCATGTGATGAAAACTATGCATGGGAAAATTAAAGGATTCAAACAGGGGACATTTTTCTTTAAACGAACAGTTGAAAAGAATCGTAATGATATAAGAGAAGCTGTTGGTGGGCACATGTTTAAAAAGCTGAGGAAGAAGATAAAGAATGGCTAACCGATTATCACAAGTGGCAATATGGAAAGCTGTGGCAAAGAAAATACATGAAGAATATAAATGCACGGTATATAGTGATGAGGTTTTAGAAGAGTTCACTATGCCGTGTTTTTTTGTAAAACTTTTAATGAGTTCAGAGATGCAAACAAAGAACTTCATTAAAAGAAATGTAACTATCATTGCTACATATTTTCCTAGCAATGAAGATAAGGATGAAGAACACTATTTAACAGTATTTGATAAATTTTTAATATTGTTTCAAATGGGATTTTCTGTTGGTGATCGTTACTTACATGTGGATGATATTCAGCAAGATAGAGTAGGAGAGGAAGACGATATCTTACAAATCACAATGGATATCACATTTATGGATACAACAGGACGAATTGAAAAAATGAAAGAAGAAGGTGTCATGATGGGTGACGTCTCGTTAACAGTAGAAGTGGAGGATAAATAATGGCTAAATTAGGAATGCCTACGGTTGTAGTTAAATTTATTGAAGCTGGTATTGAAGCCATTCAACGGTCTCAACGTGGGATTGTTGCATTGATTTTAGAAGATACAAAGCAAGTAATTGATAAACTAGCAACAAAAACTAATGGACACGAAGTATTACCAAATCCATTCTTGGTATATACAGTAGATGATATTCCAGAGGAACTATCTGATAAAAACAAGGATTACATCTTAAAAGCATTAAAAGGTTATAACAAACCACCTTTGAAAGTTGTTGTATATATGATGCAACAAGGTGGCGATAAAGCTGGTGCAGATAGATTCCAAGAACCATTAAAAGCAATGCTAACAGAACGTTTTGATTATTTAGCAATTCCGACAATTGAAACTGCTCAATTAGAGTATGTTGCAACGTGGGTGAAAACAGCACGTGAGAATAAATTCAAAAAAATTAAGGTGGTATTGCCGGGTTCTAATGCAGATTACGAAGGTGTAATCAATTTTGGTAACACTAAGGTTGTTACAGCAGATCGTGAGTATAAAGCAGCAGAATATACCGCACGCATTGCAGGTCTTGTTGCAGGCACAAATATGACACAAAGTGCTACATATGCACCATTAGCAGAAGTAATTGATTGTGATAGACACACTCAAGATGAAATGGATGCAATGGTAAATGAAGGTAAATTCTTCATTTGGTATGATGGCGAAAAGTTTAAAATGAGCCGTGCCATGAACTCTTTGGTAACAACAAGCCAAGAAAAACTAGAAGGATATCAAACAATTAAAATTGTAGACATTATGGATATGATTTATGACGATATCAGAAAAACCGCACAAGATTCTTATATTGGTAAATATACAAATGATTACGAGAACAAATGTTTGTTAATTAGTGCAATTTTAGGTTATTTCAAACAATTAGAAAATGAACGATTGCTACAAAAAGATTATTCTACATGTGAGATTGATTGTGAAGCAGTTCGAACATACCAATTATCCCATGGCTTATTCACAAAAGAAGAATTAGCAAAAATGAGTGATGATGAAGTTAAAAAATTGGATACTAAGAAAATTGTATTCATAAAAGCAAAAGTAAGACCGCTTGATGCAATGGAAGATATCCAATTACCAATTAATATTTAATAGGAGGAACACATGGAGAATTTTGCAGCGCAACAGGTAATGACAGGCTCTCATGGGCAAGTATGGTTAGATGGTTCTTTGGTATCACAAGCTACAGCCGTTAAAGCTACAATTAAATTAAGCAAAGAAGAAGTTAAAAAAGCCAAGACAATGAGTAAACAATATAAATATGTTGGTTATGAAGGTACAGGCAGTTTAACTATGAACAAAGTATCTTCTTTGATGATTAGTAAAATGGCTGAAAACTTAAAAAAAGGTAAAGCTACTGTGTGCCAATTGGTAATTCAATTAGATGATCCTGATGCCAAAGGTGTAGAAACAGTAACCTTGTATGATGTAACTTTTGATTCTCTAGACCTTGCCAATTGGAAAGTAGGCGCATTGGTAGAAGAATCTGTAGACTTTACATTTACAGAATTTGACGTGATTGATAAAGTGGAGGACTAATAGATGAGCAATATCATTGATAAGTTAATGGAAAAAGACCTAGATACATTAAAAGAGGCATCTAAAAAAGACTTAGAAATTACTAGATTGTCTGAGGTTTTTAATGAACCATTTACTGTTACAGTAAAGGAAATTAGTTACAAACGTATTGCAGACCTTCGCATGTTGGCTACTGAAGATGGTATTGCTGATGAAAGTCAATTCTTACAGTTTGTTGTAACTGATGGTATTGTTTCGCCTGATTTCGGCGCTAAAGAATTATTACAAAAATTCCAAGTGCCATCAAAACAGGCGTTATTCACTAAGCTATTTAAAGCTGGTGAACTTGAGCTAATTGCACGTGAAGTATTGGCTCTATCTGGTTATGGTGATAAAGCCATTAAAAAAGTAATCAATGAAGTAAAAAACTAATATATTCCGATGGTGATGTAAATCTTGCCTATTACATGTATGTCAATCATGATGTAATGCCATCGGAATTTCATGAAATGGGGCACGGAGAGCGTATAGTCCTCCGTGCTTTTATGATGCAAGAAATTAAGGACAGAGAGGAGGCGAGTAAAAAATGAGTGAAGTAATTGATTTGGTGATGCGGTTACATGATGGTGTAACATCCGTATTATCTGGGATTAATTCACAAATGGCTACAACTGCTAATATGGCAGATAGGCAAGGTCGATATCTACAGAATATAGGTAGAGGTATTAGCGGAATTGGTAATGCTTTAATGCCTGTATCTGCTGCTATTGTTGGTATGGGGGCCGCCTCTGTTAAAGCCTTTGTAGGATTTGATTCTGCAGTAACTTCAGCCGGTGCAAAAGCAGGTGCAACACATGATGAAATGCTTAAACTAAGAGATGTTGCGAAACAGCTAGGTGCAGATTTCCCTATAAGTGCTACTCAAGCGGCAGAAGCTATGGATGGTTTAGCTGCAAGTGGCATGAATGCTAGTCAAATTATGAGTTCTTTACCATCAATTGTAGAAGCATCTGTTGCATCTGGGGAAAATTTGGAAACCACAGCAAGTATTGTATCGGGTGCACTAAATACATGGGGGCTACAAGAAGGCAATGTGGCAGAAAATGCTACACGAATGGCCGATGTAATTCAAATGGCTGCAAACAAATCACGATTAGACATGATTGGCTTTGGGAATGCAATTCAATATGCAGGTGCTCCAGCGGCTGCATTAGGAATCTCGGTAGAAGAGCTATCTACATCACTAGCTATCATGAGTAATAACAACATTGAGGCATCAACGAGTGGCCGTGCATTACGTATGATGTTAAGCAGATTAATAGATCCTCCGAAAGAAGCAGCAGTAGCATTACAAAAATTAGGCATTGTTACCACCGATTCACAAGGAAAATTTATTGGACTTGGCAAAGTATATGATCAATTGCGAACTAAAATGCAAGGTCTAACTGAAGCTGAAAAATTTAAGTTAGCAGGTGATATTGCAGGAACAGAATCTACATCTGCATTATTAGCAGTATTAAACACTACTAAGGAAGCATACGATGATATGCGTAGTTCAATGGATTCTGCAACAGGCTCATCTAAAGCACAAGCAGATATAATGAAGAAAACATTGCTTGGGTCATTCAAGGATTTAGAAAGTAAAGTAGAGGCGTTAGCTATTAGCTTTGCAGATGTATTGCAGCCTAGGGTACAGAAGGTGGCTGACACAATCGGTAATCTAGCTAAATACTTTACTAATTTAAGTCCAGCCATTAAGAATACGGCAATTGATGTAGGACTTAGTATTGTAGGCTTTACTGCTTTTGCTAAAATATTAGGGCCTATTACAAGTGGTATAGGTTCCTTGATGCGGACATATGCAAATGTCGGCAAAGTATTAAGAGGCCAAAGCATTAACAATAAGTTGTTAGAAGTATCTGTTAAAGGAATTGCAAGAGCCTTTAGTGGTATTGGTAGCGTGGCTATGAGGGTATTACCTATAATAGGTAGATTAATACCATTAGTTCTTACTGGACCTGTAGGGATTGCGATAGGCGTAATTGCTTTATTAGGGCTAGCAATTTATAAAAACTTTGACAAAGTAAAACCAGTATTAGAAGGCATAGGACAATCCTTTATAGGATTTGTAGGAATCATAAAAGGTGCAGTTAGTCGAATTGTTACTGCTTTACAGCCAATAGTATCGAAAGTAGCTGATGCTTTTGGAAAACTAATTAGTCAAGTAGCCACATCATTTGGTAGGATTTACCAACTAATGTCACCTTTCCTAAATATTATTTTTACTGTTGTAAGTAAGGTAGCTAAAGTATTGATTGGTGGACCGCTTGCAGTAGCATTAGGGGCATTAGTGGTAGGGTTTAATGTAGCTATTGCTGGAATTACAGGGATACTTACATTTGCATTAACTGTGATTGAAGGTGTTGTAAATGGAATTACAACTGTATTAAGTGGTATTACAGACTTTCTTGTAGGCGTATTTACAGGAAATTGGAGTATGGCATGGAATGGTATCGTTCAAATCTTTGAGGGAATTGTCATGCCAATCCAAAGTATATTTGATGGAGTTATTGCAGGTATTAAAGCATCAATTAATAGTTTGATTTCGGCGGTCAACGGCATTTCAGTAGACATTCCAGACTGGGTACCGGGTGTTGGTGGTTCACACTTTGGACCATTAAATATCCCTTTGCTATATTCTGGCACTGATAACTGGAAAGGTGGCCCTGCCATGATTCATGATCGTGGGGCTGAAATAGTAAACTTACCAAGCGGAGCACAAGTAATACCTCATGCACAATCCTTAAATACTGCATATAATCAAGGGAAACGTAGTTCTTCTGGTAATAGCATTAATGTAAATATAGCTAATCTTAATGTTCGTAATGATGGAAAATCTGTAGAAGAATTAACATTTGAAATTGCAGAGCAAATTCATTACCAATTACAAAAACGTTCTATTAATAGAATGGAGGGAGCAGTATAATGTCATTTTTTGATGCAATTATGAGCTTCTTTGGAGGTAAAGGAATACCACAGGGATGTAAGTTTACATTATCCTGTGCAGGCCAAAATGTTATATTGCCAGTAACGCCAGCTTCATTTAAGGTGGGACGAACATATAACAATAGCACCTTGAATATCAATGCTATTGGTGAAATTAATATGTTGGGGAAAAGAGGCCTTCAGACACTATCCTTTGAAGGCTTTTTCCCTGCACAAAAATATGAGTGGTCAGAAACAAATGAAACAAATCCTTATAACCTAGTAAGGAAAATAGATGGATTTGCTACAAGTGGTAAGCCGTGTAAGATTTTAATTTCAAATACCTCAATTTCTATGTACTGTTCAATTGAGGCATTTAATCATGATGAGCATGACGGAACAAGTGATGTATATTATGAGATGACACTCAAAGAATATAGATATATAAAACCAACATCAGAGATAAAAAATGATACTACAGGATTACATAGTAGAATCGCAGAAGCTCCAGAAGAGCAAGCTGTAACATCATATCCACAAGAACATTTCATGGATACAGCAAATAAGGCCGTATCAAAAATAATGCCAATAGCTGAACAAGGTAAAAAGGCATTAAACATGTATAAGATGATGGTTAAAGCTGGTAAAAGTCCAATTGGTGCAGTTTTAAAAGTATCTAAGCGGTCATTAAAAATGAATGGTAAGGAGTGGCCACTATGATTACACTAATAGAACATATTAATGAAAAGGATGAAAGAGTAGATATTACACATCTTATTTCTAAATTCACTTGGAGCGGTGATAGAGAAGAAGCTGCCAGAAAGTTGGAGTTTTCATATGCTTACAATCCTAAAGATATATCATTTCCGAATTATTTAATTGATTTAGGTGATCGTATTGAAGTGACAGTAGATAATGCAAAGATATTTACTGGACGTGTTTTCTTTAGAAAAAGAAATACAAATGACAATACATATGATATTACTTGCTATGATGGGATGATATACCTAGCAAAGTCTAAAGTAAGTTTAGTTTTTTATGCTACAAATGTAGTTGATGCTTTCAAGCGTGTATGCGCAGAGGTTGAAGTACCTGTAGGGACATTACCAGATATACCTACAGTAGTAAACTTTGTGGCAGATAAAAAAACATGTACAGAAGTTTTTCAAATGTTGTTTGAGAAAACAAAGGCTGATATTCAAAAAGATTTCACCGCAATATTATTAGAAGGTGGAATTAATTTGATTGAAAAAGGGACAATCATTGAAGACTATATAGCGAGAGATACATACGATGTAATAAACTCATCACATTCAGAGTCTATTGAAGAAATGGTAAACCGAGTAAAAACTGTTGATGCAGCAGGTAATGTAATTCGGATAGATAATGAGGATGAGCTAATAAAAAAATATGGTATTTTCCAAGATATATATAAAAATCAGCCAGAACTAAAGGAAAAGAAAGCGACTAAAAAGAAAAAGTCTAGTACAACAAGTACACCTAAAAAGCCAAAGTTTCCTGTTGATAATGCAGCTAAAGCTAAGGCGAAAATTAAAGGAATTAAAATGGACTCAAGTATTTCTGCACTAGGGAATATACAATGTATTGCAGGCTATTCTGTAGTAATTGAAGAAGAGCAACTAAAAGGAGTATTCTTCATTAAGTCTGACACTCATACATTTGAAAATAATACACATACAATGGAATTGAATCTAGAGTACATCAGAGAACCAGAGGAAGGAGAGGGTGAAAGTGCCGAAGAAAAACAATGATCCTTATACAGGAATATTAGGTATCATGAGTAACGTGGGCGGAAATGCAGGCAAGCAAGCAATGCCGGGAATTGGTACGATAGTATCACCACCTCCGAATCTAGTTGTATCGTTCAATGGAATGGAATTAAATAGTAACTTTTTGTGGGTTGATGAATATTGGTTACAAGGGCATTATAGAGAATCTAAAGGTCATATCATTTCAGAAACGCAACCAAGAGCAGGTGGTGGGGGATATGCAGAGTTTTCTAGCCATACACATGAAATTCATAATGATTACACAAAGACCAGAATTATGACTGATACATGGCATATAGGCGATAAAGTAATGTTAATTCCGATAGTAGGTGATGATGAAAGTACAGCAGAGCAGTACTTTGTATATGGAAAATGTAGGAGGTTAGACGGCAATGAGTAATCCATTTATGAAAGGGAATACACCAAGTAGCATTGACGTAAATAAAAACCTGCCACTATGCAAAGAGTTAGCTTGGGACTTTCAACGAGATACCTATCAATATGATAGAAATGGTAATCATAAATATGTAACAGGGAATGATGCAATAAAAGTATGGGTGTGGAAAACATTAAGAGTAGAGCGATACCGTTATAGAGCATATTATGATGATTATGGCATTGAGTTTGAACAATTCATTGGGAAAAAGCCTAATGATACACCTAGCCAATATGATCTGTTTGAATATGTAAAGGATGCATTATTAGTTAATCCGTACATTA